GTTTATAATACGTGCCTATGGGACGGTTCGCTTGAAACATGGCAGCCCCCAGATGACGAAACGATCATGATTGCCAACGACTGGGCAGGAATCGGAGATTGGTGGGAAGAGGCCGAAGCGCGCTTCTATCGTGCAATCCCTAATAATGAGGACGTAGCATCATGACAGTAGAGACTATGTTCGGTATCATCATGAGCACAATGCTGGCCATCATCGGATTCTGGGTTAAGACGCTAGTCAATGACTTCCGCGAAACACGCGACAACGTGATCGCCATGCACGAAGTGATGAGCAACACGACCAGCGAAATCATCGCTCTTAAAAAATCAGATGAGCTAATCACACAGCGCATCGTTGAAATCATCGAGCGGCTGGTAAGATTAGAAGAGCGCACAGGCAACACAGTCCCAAAACCACGTAAGGCGTACAAGCGTGCTGTCAGATGACCCAATCATATCGAAGGTTGTACTGCGCTACAAGTTCTGGCCCAAGCGTCAGGATTACGTTCCGCCTATCGAGCGTGTGCCGCTTGCAGACGAATTGCAGCCGCATGTTCCACGTGAAACAAAGCTAGGATTTACGGGATATATGAAACTGATCCCGCATGTTTTTACAATTATCAAAGGTGCTTTAATGAGCAACTGGAAAACAACGGTCACAGGCGTAGTAGGTGCATTGGCTGTACTGGTCAATTCAATTACTGGCGTTGTGATTCCACAGGACGCAATTATTGCCGTCGTACTTTTCGCACTCGGATTCTTTGCAAAGGATGGAAAGAGCAATGATTGATTTTAGCAAGATCAAAAACAAGGCAATCGTAACTATCAATCACGGTGCAAAAGACATCGATGTAGAGGTAGTTAACGATACGCCGAGCGCATGCGTAGTCAAGCTGCCAGACGGCTCAATCATGACCGTAGGCAAGATGCACGTAAAGGCAATCAAGCCAGAGACCCCAGTACCTTCTGCTATCAAGGAATAAGCAATGCCCCTAGTATCGCGCGCAGTAATCAAGCAGGACTGGCTAAACATCGCAGCAATCGACACAAGCCGCGACGGTCTTATAGATCGTCTGATCGGCTATGTTGACAATGAGATCAAAGACATCTGCAATCAGCCCATCATTCAGGAAAGCGTAACAGCTTACTACGAAGGCACGCGCGATACGTTGCTTCTAACAGGTTATACCGTGCCGGTGACGTTGACTACGCTTAAATATAGAGATAGCTACGGAGATACATTTGCTTCCGTCACCGGCACTACTAATCTTGTGGACATACGCGGCGTTAAATATCTATACCTTGAAGACGGCTTTATTAACAAGCAGTACGAAGCAGTCATGAGCGTAGGATATACCACCATCCCTAGCGTGATCGAGATCTGCGCTGCGGAGATGGTAACCGAGCTGTATATGGAGACGCCATTCGCACCGCAGGCAAACCGATTCGGCGTAACAGCTATCACGGAAAGCGAAGCTGGTATGAGCATTTCAAAGACGTTGCAGGCAATGCGTACGCGCGTTAAGCCACGGCTTGCACCATATACGCGCGTGACGATATGAGCGATCTCTCACAAAGATTGGCACGGCTGGAGCGTGGGATATTGGCAGCGGTTAAAGATGTAGCGCAGAGCATCCCTTACGAGCTGCAAATCTTTACAGAGGATTATCTCAATCCCAACGAAGCAGGGCAGAAGACGGCAAAAGATGGGCAGCGATATTATCCTAACAAGAACACAAGTAGCAAGCTGCGTACGCTTTACGGAAATATAGCGCGATCACTTGAGCCGGACGGCAAAGGTAACTTTAGCAAGGTAGAGTTTCGTAACGGCGAGTTCAAGATTGAGTATGGTTACGACCCAAATACTCCTGTTCAGTCTGGCAAGAACAAACTCACATTGATGTACGCTAGGTACAACGAACTAGGCACATCACGAGCAAAGGCAAGGCCGTTCTTAAAGCCGGGCTTTGCTGCGTATATGCGTGATGCTTCTGGATACAAAGCCCTTATCAAAGAGCTTGAAACTACGATCGTAGATGAGTTTATGCAGGAGTTCGGATAATGGCGACCAATTCGATGCAGTACATTGTAGATACAATCATTGATGCTCTTAACAGCGACGGCAATCTTACGCCGCGCCGTATATGGAGACCAGACGCGTATGAGTCAAAGACTACTATCTGCTATCCATACATTAGCCAGATGCAGTACGACACCGACTCCGAGACGGGCTTGAGCTTGGGGCTTGGTCGTGCATTGGTCGAGATCATGTGCAACGCCATGATAGAAGCAGACCCTAGCGAGTTAGGCATAGCCAATGAGCGGGCGGGCGATATTGCAAGCCGTATCAAATACGCGCTAGAGACGTATGACCTCGACGCAATAGGCAGCAATAACGATGGAAGATTTTACACGGCTATCACGTCAATGCATGTAGATGGCAACGTAGGCGAATTCAACACGGGCAGCAATAAAATCCAGATGGGCGTTGCTGCTACTGTCACTTTTGTTATACGACCAGTCTAGGACACATGGACACACAGGACACACAATTAGATAGCTTCCCCGTCAGCTTTTGCGTTATCGCATCGCATGATGACATGCACAAGAGTATGCAGGGCATGCTCCGTTCACTACCAAAGAATGCGGAGGTTTGCATCCTGCTAAATAAGCAGGGGCGCGAACACCACGTTAGCGAAGCGGTAGAGCATACTGACGAAAATCACACGATCCGCTCGCGCGAGTGGACGTACGAAAAGGGAAAATTCAGCTTTGCACAAGCTCGCAATCTATGCGGTCAAATGGCTACGAAGGAATGGATATTTTGGATGGACTGCGACGAATACCTATGCGAGCAACAGCACGAAGGCATAGCAGAGGCAACACAAAGGCACGGCGGCGGCGTAGGTGGTTTTATGGCGGGGCAAGCATCCCTATCATGCTATAAGAAGCTGATCGGCGAAGCAAACGAAAACGAATACTTTAACATCGGACAACTGCGGATGTACCGTAACACTCCAGAGTTTTACTGGGAAGGTTACGCACACGAGCAGATTGCACACACTATCCGCGGCGCTGGTTACAGCATCGTAGATACAACTATCACAATCGCACACAATGGTTACAGCGGCGAAAGTGAAGTGCTCAAGAAGAAGCTCATACGCAACACCACTCTGATCGGCAGATGGTTAGCAGAGAACAACGAAGAGCACGGACTGCATACATTCTATCGCGATACATACGTGCGCGATTTAACAGCACTAATTAAAATGGAGAAATGAAATGGCACTATCTGGTTTCGTGATCAATGGTGGTCGTAAGGCAGAGTTCTTTACGATTACCGTTGGTACAACACAGACAACCTTTGCATCGACTACTCCTGTCTACACCTGCGTATCGCAGATTACGTCAGACGGGGCAAATGATGACAACGGTATTCGCACATGGACGTTAGACCAAGTACAAGCAGACAAGCTGTACTGGGACTTCGTCCAGACATACGCACCGGCCTCTACAACATCGGCTAGCACAGAAGAGCTGACTATGGAAAACGGCGAAATTATCAGCGGTGCATCCGCTGGTAGCACAGAACTTGCTATGCTTGTACGTGGAGCAACAATCAAAGACGGGCCAAGCAATGGAAAGCGTCTTGCATGGGCTGGACTTGTCAAGGTTTCAAAGTCTTCTGGCTCTGTAAACTTTGCCGGTACAGCTTACGTTAAGCCAACGCTAACGGCTATTGCAACTAGCATTACTACAAATCTAGTAATCCCTTCCGGTGCTTTGGCTGATTATGTCGGTTCAACAGCGGTAACACCAGTTACTGTTACAATCGCAGCATCTACATATCCTTACGGTAAGATGCTTGTCGATCTCGACATTGTATAATCAAGCGTAGCGATACGCATACTGGGGGCTGGTACTGGCGATCTGTGTCCCGTCAGTTACTGGCCCCCTATTTTTAAGGACACACAATGAAACTTAACGGCATAGAAATAGACCATCTACCGGTCACGCTCCGCAATCAACAGATTTGCAAAGACTGGTATCAGCGCATAAGCAATCACATACAGCAACGAAGCGTTGAGTATATGCTCCGCACGATTGCACGATTGCGGCACGGTAGCGAAGAGTTAGCCGAGCTAATCGACGAAGTGGGCATGGTCAACAACGTAACGCTTAAGGCGCGAATTGTGGCCCTAATAGAGGCACATAAGGCGCAGCACGACTATGAGAACGAACAGCGCAAAGCAGCAAAGCAAGCCGAGCTGGAATACGAGCCAATGACAGCGGAAGCAGCAAAGGCCATAGCAGAGCAGGAGTTGAAAGATTCGCTAGTCGTACTGCTGAAAGATAGCCCGGAGATAGGGCGTCAGATGTACTTTAACTTGGACGCTTTCCCGCAAACGATGGAGTCTATGCTGCTAGGCATTGACTGCATACGCGCTACGGTCGATTATAGCAAGCTATCAGAGCAGGAATCGGAAGCTATCAAGAGCGCAAACGATAGCGAATTCTGGCAGGACGTGACGGCCTCGGAGGTGGCTCAATACGTCGATCGATTTCGCAGCTCACACAAGCAATGAGTTGTACGAAGTTTGGCGTGTCACTATGTGGAAAATTCACGAAGTGAAGCTGTTAGACAAGTACGGATTCTCACAAGAGCATCCTAACTTTACAATGGACATAGACGATAACTACACCGACACGTTACCCGCTACCGCATCATCTATGGCAATGGCTCTGCAATACGCTCCCGAATGGGGATTGAGTTACTACGAAGTAATGGATATGGCGTATGCGGAATTCTACAAGCTGGTAAACATCCAAAAAGCAATTAACTACAAGAAGCCGTGGTGGACTGGAGACATGGGCGAACAGGCATACATGTACGAGAAAGCCAGCGGCAAGCGTCTCAACAAACCTCGAAGGACACACAATGAATTTTGAACCTATCCCGCTATCAGTAGCGAACGCGAAGCTCTTGCAAGAATGGCAAGGCAAGATCAGCGCATACATTGAAGAACACGGCAAAGACCGCATTATGGCGGGCGTGTCGAAGATGTACGCAGAAGATGCAGAGTTTGCGGCACTTGTGGACAAAGCAATCAGCAATGGCGGTACGTTTACAGAGCTAGACCTGACCGAATGGGCGAAGAGCAATATGATAAAAGCAGCCGCATTGCATCGGCAAATGCAGGAGTTACCGCACACAATGAGCGCGCTTATGCTTGGTATTGATTGCATCAAAGCGACGGCAGACAAGAGCAGGTTATCGGAACAGGACGCAGCACAGTTTGACGATGAAGGATTCTGGCATCACGTAACAATTACCGATGTGCAGAAGTATTGCAATACCCTACTTGAAATGAAGTAATGGCAGAAAAAGTTACCGTCAAAATAGACATAGATGCCAGCGAACTAAAGAAGCAGCTCGGTACTGTATTAACAGAAGCTAAAAAGCTGGACAACATCGATCCGACTATTAAGCCGAAAGTTGATGACAGCGACATTAAAGCCGCGAAAAGCGAGCTGCAAGATTTAGGTGATAAGCAGACTATAAAGCTAGACGGTAGCAAAGCAGAAGGCGTTATTGCCAACATTAAAAAAGAACTGTCCAGCGCATTTGAAGCGGCAAAAGGTGGTGACGCTGGGGGCGCAATAGAAGGATTGAGCAACGGCCTTGCCGCAGCTTTCCCATTAGCAGGCGCATTGTCTAGCGGGATGGAGATTTTAAGCTCTACCGTTGGAGCAGTGGCGGGCGCATTTGGTGAAGCATTTGCAGCGGGCGCGGAGTTTGACAAGACGCTCAAGCAGCTATCGATTAGCACGGGGCTAGCAGGCGAAGATTTAGGCAAGTTAGAGACGGCAGCGGACAATGCTTTTTTGAAGGGTGTGGGGGAGAGCGCGGCGGAAGCTGCGAAGATCGTGGGTTCGCTACGTCAGACGCTCGGAGATGCAATACCACTTGATAGTTTAGATGAGGCGGCAGCGCGATCAAACCAAGTAGCGCAGGCGTTAGGAACAGAGACGCCGGAGTTAGTGGGCAAGCTATCGCCGCTCATTAAGCAGTACGGCTTGAGCTTTAACGATGCGCTAAACTTGGTAGCATCGGGAGCACAAAAAGGTGTTACCGATATCGGCGGCTATTTGGATGCTATCCAAGAGTTTACGCCGAACCTCAAAGAAGCTGGATTTAGCGCAGAAGAGTTTACAGGGCTGCTAGGCAAAGCGGGCGAAGTAGGTCTCAAAGACTTTGCCAAAGTTGGCGATGGTATTAAAGAGCTGCAAAACCGTATTAAGTCGGGTGATCTTCTAACGCAATTGCAGGGCATTGGTGGTGAGACTAGCAAGCAGCTTGAGAACCTAGCACGGCAAGCGCAGAAGGGCACGCTATCAGGTAAGGAAGTGCTTACGCAATCTATCGCAGAGATTGACAAGGCATTTAAGGACGGCAAAATATCGCAGTCCCTACGGGGTCAATTGCTCACTACCTTCGGCGGCTCTATCGCGGAAGACATCGGCAGCGAAGCGTATAGTAAGATATTCAGCGCGCCAATTGATACAGCGGCCGTTAAGAAGGCAGCACAAGAAGCGGGCAAGGTAATCGACCAAACGATACCGCCGCCTGATTTTGGGCGCATCTTTGAGCTTGCAAAGAAAGAAGTTGGGCAGGCACTCAACGAAGTATACCAAAAAGTAATTGCGCCTGTCCTTACTCCTTTGATAGATGGATTTGGGAAATTAAAAGATGTGTTTGTAAGCGCCTTTTCAGGATTAGGCCCCGGCGTTGACATACTAAAATTATATGGCGAATATCTTGGATTTTTAGCAAAGTTTGTTGTCGATCGTGTTGTTTTAGCTTTTAAGGTTTTGCTAACTGTTTGGCGTGTTTTATATGCTCCCGTACAGATACTTATTAGTGCTATTGTTAAACTTGTCAAATGGTTTGGAGATTTAACAGGTGCTACCGAGTTTCTTTCAAAAGCATGGAACTATCTCAAGTCACTTGGTGAAACTGTTTTTACAGTTATTACCAACTTGGGCGATGCAATCGTAGGGCTTGTCAACGCCGTCAGTTCTTTTGATTTAAGCAACATCGAAAATGCCTTATCTGCATTTGGCACGTTGACACAAGCAAAGAAGAAAGATGCAGACGCTACGAAGGAACAGGCAAAGGCGCAAGAGGATGTTAACAAAGCAAACAACGGCGGGCTGACTCCAGAAGAGGCGGCAAAGCTGGCAGAAGAACAAGCGGCAGCAGCAGAGAAAAAGAAAGAACAGGAAAAGGCATACGCCGAAGCGTTAAAAGCAGCACGCGCCGAATTAAAAGCAATAACGGCGGAAGAACAGAAGCGGCAGCAAATACGCGATGCGCAGTCTATCGAGGATGAAAATAAGCGCGCAATTAAGATCATTGAAATCGAGCGTGACTTTCAGAAGAAGATACTGGATGAACAGCTTGCAGCTATCAAAGGCAAGGGCAAGCTAGAGACTACGCAGCGCGAAATACTTAATATACAGCTCAAGAAATTAGAGCAGGAAAGCGCTGACGCTATTGCACAAATAAGGGCAAAGCAGCGCGCCGATGAATTGGCAAAGGCACAAGAGCAGGCAAAGAAAGTAGAAGAGCTTAACGCCAAAGTTGCGGATCAGTTACTAGCACGATTGCAGGCACGCTTTGCGGGCGGTGACAACTCGCTTGCTGCGGCTGTTCTAAACGCACAAAGATCAGCTATTGAGCGCGGACTGACGGCAACGGTAGATGCTATCATTGCATCTACTCCAGAGTATGCGGCTGCTATTGCAAAGATTAACAAAGAGATCGAGCAGGGCTTGTTAAATCCTGCCGATTATGCAGAGCGTACAAATAAAGTACGCGCAGAGATACTTGCACGATTGCAATCGCTACCATCCGATACTAAAGATGTGTACGCATTACAGATTCGCGGCGCATACCAGCAAAGCGCGGATGAGATTGCGAAGGGTACAGCGGACATCGTAGCGCAGATCAGGCAACAACAAGTAAAGCAGTCGGGCGAGATATTTGCAGATTCATTGCGTGGCATTGGTGAAGCTCTGCGCTCGGTAGATTTTGCGACTATCTACGGCGAAGCTGCGGACAAAGCAGCGGCCTTGAACGAAGAGCAAGAGAAGTTAATCGAGAACTTGCAGGATGGTACAGCGACTTATCAAGATTCGGTAGATCAGCTTGCTAACTTGCAGGCACAACAGGAACAGACGGCAAGTGCGACGGCTACGGCTATCTCGCAGGCATTCCAAGCTATTGCAGATCAACAGGCAAAGGCAGCGCAGGACGGTATCAATACGGTAAACGCTGCACTCGAACGTAGAAAAGAGATAGCCAAGCAAGAGATCGACCTTGAAAAACTAAAGGCAGCAGAGGTTAAAGCTCTGCAAGATCAGGGTATCAAAGACAAGGAAGTTTACGAGGCAGCACTCAAGGCGATAGAGGAAAAGTATACGCAGGATCGCGCTAATCTTAAGAAGGAAGATGAGAAGCTAGCGCAGGAATCAGCAGAGGTACAGGACGCTGCACTTAACCAGATAGCCGTATCAGCGGGTGCTGCTTTTGCATCGCTTGTAGCGGGCGGTGAAAGCGCAGGCGAGGCACTCAAGAAAGTAGTCGGATCGACTGTTAGCGCATTGCTTGACTTGTATACGCCATCTATTGTGGCCTTGTTTAGCTCGGTTATCCCTCCGCCATTCGGACAAATCGCCGGGCTTGCAGCGGTGCAAGCGTTAAAGGCATTATTGCAGTCCGCGTTGTCTGGCTTTGAAGAAGGCGGTTACACGGGCAACGGCGGCACAAAGCAAGTAGCGGGCGTAGTCCACGGGCAAGAGTTCGTAATGACTGCCGATACAACACGCAAGAACAGGGCGCTGCTTGAGCACTTGCATAGCGGCAAATCGCTTGAGTCATTCCCTGCTTTGCAGAAGATGCTCGCGGACAATCAGATTAGCACGATACCAGTAACGGAGCTACAACTTATGCGCTCCGAGCTTTCGGCTATTCGGCAGCGTCTGGACTCAATGCCGAATGGTATACAGGGCAACATGGGAGTAGATGTGCAAGTAGGCATGGATACGTACCTTTACGAGCGTGACCGCTCACGAATGATAGCAAGAAAGTTGAGAGGATAACATGCCAGCAAAGAGTAACTGGACAATGACGCTGTACGGCAGCAATACAGATACAGCTACGACAACAAGCGACGCGACGTATGGCGGGGCAATGATGCTTATATCAGCGTTGACTACCGCGACAAACAAAAGCGTTTTCATCCTTGCGCCGCAATTCGATTATGTGTTCAATACAGGCACGCTAGAAGATGTGAGTGGAACGGTCATAGGATTCACGACGCGCCGTATACAGTTCCAAATTGAAACCTATCCGTTTAGTTACGATGCAACGTCGGTAACTTTAGAACAGGATATGGAGGACATGATCACGCTGCTAAACATCATCCGAGATTTTAAGTTCTTGTACCTTCGCGTGGATGGTGGATCGAGGGCTTATCCTGCGGCAACGTATGTATATCCTGTGACTTTGACGTCTAATAACACGGCAATCAATAAGCAATTCGGCAATCGTACTTTAACGCTCACGTTTGAGCATAGGAAGCGCAGCTAATGGCACACTACCGCATTGCTCGCACTATGCCGAACGGATGGCAAGTGCGGCTGGACATGATAAGCTACGACGGCGCATTTGGTGACACGATCGTACCGTTGCCAGAGGTGGTATTGCTTGAAATGGGCGCACTAACCGCAGAGTTTGATTCGCTGCCCTATGGCCTTATGAATCCTGCTACGTTCTCATTTCGTCTTGTGTGGGATCAGCTTCCCGATGCAATGAAGACGTACCTTGAAGATGCTTTTACGGAAGACCCGTTACTGCTTTCAGGGTACAAGCGCAATACGTGGTATCTCTACACAGATCGCGGCACAAGCGGTGCAACATGGTCGCTTGAGTTTGCAGGATGTGAAGACAACGTAGAAGCACTAGAATTGCAGCCGCTTGATAACGGCTTTTTCTCGTACAATGTAGAGCTGGTAGACATCGCGTATTACTGGCTCAAGACAATGAACGGCAAACAGTTCTTCAATGTGATAGGTTTGGGAATAGCCAAGATATTAAGTCAAGATATTGCAGCAGGGCCTAATGCTTGGCAGATAAGACTAAACCCAAGCAATCTAAATAACCGAGAGCAAGTACACGAGTTCTGGAGTGTTAACGCACAAGGAACATTTTTGTCCATCGGGAATTTAATGGACACGTTCTACAATTCGTCAAGCTACTTTGCCGAATCCTTGACACACGCCGCAAGCGGTACGTTTGATAGCACCAATGCTTTGCGCAACCTCATGAATCACGCGGTAGACTGGTACGCTGCCGCTAGCGTTCAAAGCTTGCCGCGTAATGCGGACAGTACAGCGTTAACAAATGCACAGATGTACGCGCTTGTAGAGATCACGCCCGTAGGTGATGCAACGGCCATAGGCGGCGTAATGGTGCAACAAGACAAGTACGGCATTGCCAACGCTAATACTACGGCATACGATGTGCTGCGTACGCTATGCGAGCAATCGGGCGTACGTGTTGGTTATCGCTTTACTACAAGCGGCAGCGGATCAGGCACTGCAATCAATGTAGTATTTGACGTTAAGATGGTAACGGAAGGCCGCGATCATCCGAGCAATGTAGATGCTACGCTATCTTTGTCTAGTGCGTTGACATACTCAAGCATTACAAAGCGCGGCGATAACATCTTAAAAGCAGAAGTACGTTACGAGACCGAATCAGATCGCGACGCTACGGATATTGTCAAGGTGCAGCGCGGGGCTAGGGCATCTCGAAGCATGAATATAGAGCCGCTTTTGCATAACATGCCGGTGCATATTCAGGACAACAACCCAGATGATAGGTGGCCCAAGTTCAAAGCCCCAATAAAGCAGACTAACCAGCTATACGTGCGTGGTAGTTATTACAGCGGTTCGCCAAATAACTTCACAAAGATTCATGAAAAAACGGCTATACGATATAGCACGACACAATCTGTCGTAGTAGACCCTGACGGATTAAAAAATCCAGTTCCTGCAACTGATTTCAAAACTAATTCCGAGACGCAGGCAACCTACTTCTTGCAGATCAATGACTGCCAAGTGAACGGATGTATCACGGCTGCCCTGTGCAACCTACTTTTGACGGTATTTAGCAACGAAAACAACGCTATTGTAGAGGTAGAGTGGCCTTTGAGCATAAGCAATAAGGTAATGACGGATTATATCGCAGGCAAATTTGAGCTAACCAACGAAGCGGCAGATAAATTCGATAACATCGCATGGGATAAGGCAATGCCAGTATCAATATCCGTTGACTTGATAGGCGCAAAAGCTACGCACCGCTACTATATGGTGAGCGCATAATGCCAATAAATGATCCAATCAAGAACCGCAAGGTAGCTCCAGCATCGCTAGCGTTTGAGCGTGACCAAATGCGTAACGGTGCGATCTTCCAAGTAGGTACAACACCAACATCAGTGACGTACCAAGAGATCGTAAACATCCGCTACGGCGATATTACGCAGCTCTATATCACTAACCAGTATATCCAGACCGACAACGATCGCATAATGAAGGCAATGCACGAATCAGAGCATAGATCAAAGCATTGGGTTTCGGATTACAAGCGTTCTTTCCAATGGGATATAAAGCAGAATCAAGCATACCGAGTAAATGACTGGCAGATACTAGCATTTAACAACGAAGTGCTGCGGGCTATGGGCTGTTCCAATGGCGGCGTAGTGGCGGATGGTACGGCGTACTGGCAGTACCGCTGCCCAGAAGATGCGGCAGGTATATACTGGATATATGCTTACCTCAATTTTCAGTTTGCCAACAATGCCAACGTCTCAAGCTCAAAGCTCGGTCTATTCCTAAACGGTTCGCTTTACCGTTTGATTGATAACGTTGACAATAGCATGATGGGCGCAAACAAGATCATTGATACGCGCATGGGCGGCGGTGCTCACATACCTATGCGGACGGGCGACGTACTAACTATACGTATTTACGCCAAAGATAGCTTGGCTGGTTTGGACGTAGCTTTGTATCCTACATCTGTTTACGGCTATGTAACGGGGCATCGTGAGAACTGCGACAACATCGAGATATACAACAACCCAGTAACAGGATTTCTTTACCAATTCGACCACAACCAATGAGCTGCTTACCAAATACACCTGTCGCGCCTAATCTTTTAAGCGCAACCAACTCTAGTGATCTCGGATGGATCGACCTAACCAGCGTATCTACAAGCTCGCTGTCGCAATACTATCCCGTATCGAATACGGTGATAACGTTTGAAGGTACGGCGAACACGACAAACCAGCACATGATCTTGCGGCAGCTTGAGATAGAAGAGACTGCAAGCAGTAGCGCCAATATCAAGAAAGCTCCGCTGCATGTTTACCTCTATACAAACAGTTCGCCGGGCACGCCAACGCTCGGAGCGGTTTTTAATGGCAGCGTAACTGATCTTGTGGCGGTCGTACCAGTAGCGCAGGCGGACTATGTGCGCGTAAGCGATACCGTATGGGTAGCTCGCGTAAATCCTGCTCGTTACTATCGTACGGGCGTTGGCTCTACTGCTGGGTTTTTGTATGGCGTTGTAATATCTAATAACGGTTCAAGTCTAACGTATGCTGCATCGGCTGCTATGCGCTTAAAAGTAATTACAGAAGCGGGTACAGCACTATGATAGACGTTGAAGAACTGATTGAACAGCTCAAAGTAATTGCATACGATGACATCCCACCGGTACGCCGGGCGCAGCTATTGCACGTTATCGTCTATCTGGAGCAATGGGCGAAAGATCACAATGTAAGGGCTAACTGATGGGTAATAAAGCAGTCCGGCTAACTGACGAAGAATACGAAGCGGTCGCAGCTATGCGAGCCGAGCGGCTCAAAAAGATGAAAACCAACAACACCAACATCCAGCTTGGTATTGCTAGGGCAGAATCTAGCTATGCCGAGCAGGCCGTAACCGGTGCTGTATTCGGTCAAGAACCGGAGCCAGTTGCTCCGCTTGCAGGAGAGCTGCGCGAAGATGAGATAACGGACTTGTCTACGTGCAACAAGATTGGCGTAATCTCGGATGCTCATTGGCCCTTTCACGATCTGCGCAGGGAAGCAGACGGAACGTATAGCGGCGCATATTTAACCGCTATCGAATGGCTGCGCAACTGTGGAGTAGATACGCTGCTTTTAAATGGCGATATGATGGACTGCTATAACCTTTCTTCGCATGAAAAGGTAGAAAATAACAGGTCATGGAAGTGGGAATTGGACGCCGCGCGTACTATGGTTAAGCATCTGCGGCAATTTTTTGGCGATAAGGTGCGGATCGTCTACCGGGAGGGCAATCACGAGGAACGGCTCAAGCGTTACCTAGCACAGAAGGCAAAAGAGTTAGAAGGCACGATCATTCTAGAAGAGATGCTCGGATTGCACGAGCAGGGGATAGAGTGGGTAGACGAGCGGGCAAAGGTTAAAGCGGGCAAGCTATGGATAGATCACGGTCACGAATGGTTTGGAGGTGGTGGTGTTAATCCAGCGCGCAACTACCGCATGAAAGCCGTAGATAATGTGATGGTAGGGCACGTACATAAGACTTCCACAGACCTATTTAGAAGGCCGCTGGACGGTACTTTCATAGCGGGGTGGTCTGTTGGGTGCTTATGCGATCTAAACCCACGCTACGCGCCTCGCAACAACTGGAATCACGGCGTAGCTTTGGTGGAGTTAGAAGCGCAGGGTAATTTCACCGTTCACAACAAAGTAATCCTGCAAGGGGTGGTGCGATGACACCAACATCATTCAAGCTCGGCGGCAATACGTGGCGTGTCAAGCTGCAAAAGTCAATCGTTGTAGTGACACCTGCGGGCGAAGTACAGCACTTGTACGGCGAATGCAACATAGACACCTACACGATCAGGATTGCTCGCACAGTCGAAGGCAAGCCCTGTACAGCGGACACGATGACGCAGACGTTTATCCATGAATTCATACATGCGGCACTTTACACGATAGGAAGGCGATTTGATGATGAGGAACTTGTTGTTGGGCTTGAAAACATGGTATGGCAATACTTTAAAACAGCTAAACACTCCAAAGGCAGAGCAGCCGACCGAATATAGCTGGATGCAGATTGCGCAGAAGGAAAAAGGGCAGGCCGAAATAGCAGGGCCAAAGCATAACAAGCGCATCGTTGAGTATCATCAGCGCACGACGTTGAAGGCGAAGGATGACGAAACGCCGTGGTGTTCTTCTTTTGTCAACTGGTGCGTAGGCAATGCCGGGTATAGCGTCACAGGATCAGCGGCAGCGCGGTCATGGGCTAAATATGGGCAGTCATGCAAGCCTCATTCGGGGTGCATTGTAGTAATGACACGTACCGGAGGCGGTCACGTTGGCTTTTATGTACGCGAGACGGCTAAATACGTCTATGTGCTAGGCGGTAATCAGTCAAACAAGGTAAGCATAGCAGGATATGACAAGGGGCGCATTATTGCGTACCGTCTGCCTAGCGAGCTGAACGTGCCTGATGCGATGGTATACGACACCAAAGCGTAAAGAAAAGCCCGATATTTTTACCTATCCGAGAAAAAGTTAAATTTTTTTTGACTTTTTTTCTTTTTTCTATTGTGTAGACAAAATGTTTACGTATATTTGTGACGTAATCAAGTTCACACTTAACAAGGGCACGGCAATGAAAAAGTACAATCAACAAAAAGTAGCTGCAATCATTGAGCAACTGCAAGAGCAATTGGACGCAGCGGCTCAAGATGAGAATTGGGACGCTTGGGACAGGATAAAAGATGCTATTTACAACTTGCAATGCTACAAAACAACAGACGCGCAAAAGTTTGAAGCAGCTTCACACGACGATTATCTACAAAGTCAATACTAAAACCACGGGGCGCAGCATCCTACACTGCAATCATTCACTTTTTACAAGGGTAATATCATGAACATCGGCATTGAATTCACGACAACACGCAGCGCAGACGGCAAGACGTACTGGCGCGTGGCTCCTTACTTGAGCGCGTCGTATCGGCAGAAGCTGTATATCGTTGGCGTTGGGCTTATCGCTCTGCTTGCTATCACGCTGTCAGCATTGGCAGTAGCTGCAACACCTGATCCGATTATCAAGCCAGAACAGACCGTTACGTTGTGGGGGTCGAGATGAGCATGACAAAGCGATATTTGCACCTAGTAGAAATGGACACAAATAAAGTTACACGAACTTACACATGGGAGGAATATGACGAAATTGCAAGCGCACAAGATGATCCGTTTGCCGGCGAATATCCATCGTCTCTTATTACAGGACGCCAAAGCAAACAACAGGAGCGCACAGAAGCAACTCACGCATCTACTAACACAGCATTACAAGGGGGCACGCAATGATTTTCCGAGAGACCAAGCAGACATTCACGAGTAGCAGCGGAGCGGCGTACAAGCTAGCTGATCTAATGAATCAAATGATGCACACGGACGACCCCGAAATTGTGGCAATGTTTGAAGATGCAATCGAAGAAGCGGGCGAAAACTTCCGTGAGTATATTGTGCAGGCAATGGACATCGCGGCTAATCTCAAGATGTCAGCGGAAGCAATCAAGCTGGAGATACAACGCTTGCAATCATTGCTAACTGAACGTAATACAAGGGCAGAGCGGCTTGAGAACGCAGTAAAGCGTCACATGGAGATGGTAGAGTTAAAGGAGATTGTGACCGATCTATACACGCTAAAGCTACGCAAGAACCCACCAAAGGTAGAGATATTGGAAGAAGTGGTAGTGCCTAGCGAGTACAAGGCAGAAAAGGTATCATTTACGATAGACAAGAAAGCAATTGCCGATGCGCTTAAAAACGGCGTGCCGGTAGATGGGGCAAGGTTAATCAACACTACAAGGTTGGAGGTAAAATGAGCCAAGCAATAACAGCGACTAACACGGCGGTCGCAGCTTCAATAAACGAGTCGCAGGCGGCAGCGTTGTTTGAGACGCTGGTAGTAAACGGCGATCTGTCCGCAATGTCGCAGGAACAGCGCATCCAATATTACAAGCTGGTATGTGAGCGCGTGGGATTAGACCCATACCAGAAGCCGTTTGATCTAATCAAGCTATCAGGCAAGCTCACGTTGTACGCAAACAAGACATGCACGGCGCAGCTAACATCTATACGCGGCCTTCGTGTGGCTATCGTAGCTCGCGAAGTCATCGGCGATCAGTATGTAGTAACGGCACGATGCGAGACACCAACGGGCAGCTACTCCGAGGACATAGGAGCTGTTACGATTGGCGGTATGCGCGGCGATGCGGCAAGCAATGCCATGAAGAAAGCAGCAACACAGGCAAAGCGACGCGCTATTTTGAGCGCATGCGGTCTCGGTATGCTTGATGAAGAAGAAGTTGTGCAAGTTCAAGGCGCTGAACGTATCGAATTGCCGCCTATAAAGCCCGCTACGACGTCAGAACAGGACGAAGCTATCACGGAATGGTTATCGGCTATTGATGCCGCTACGGGGCCAGAAGAGCTAACTGCGATTGTGATGCAAATCAAGAGCGTAGACGAAGGCATCAAAGCACCGATCCGCGAATACGTGGCACGACGTGCAAAAGAGCTTGATTTAGTTTGGAGCAAGGGCGCATATACGGAGGTGCAGCGATGAGAAGATACTCAATGAGCGCAGTAGCGATATCTACTGTTGATTCAGAAGGCAAATATGTAGAGTACGAACAATTACAAAAACTACTTATTGCATCTGATCAAGCACTTGAAGCATTGTATTACGTTGTGCAATGTGAAGAAATAATAGCAACGCAATCTGAAGCAATGCAAAAAGAATTGAGGGCAACATTTGCAAACCTGAATATTGCGATAGTCGATATAAAAGGAGTCAAGCGATGAGAAAGCTAGGAACATGGAAGCAGCCCAGCGGATTCTACTCCGTTGTCGATCTTGATGCTGACATCTGCGTAGCGGACTGCCTACCGACGATGCAAGTTGCAAACCAGATCATGCGATTGCTGAATGATGCTTACGAAGACTGTGAAGAAAACAACCCAGCTTTGGTAATGCTGGAAAAACTAACCTATAAGCCAACGGAAGGAGAGCAGTAATGGGTATCAGATCATTCTTACGTCGCTGGCTCGGTATTGAGTCGGTAGAAAAGACGGTAAAAAAGACGGTAAAAAAGACGGTAGGCAGAGCATACCAGCAGCCGGTACGCCAAAGACGTACAAGCGTGCTATCTGACAGTCAATACATGTTCAGAGCAATCACATTAGAGCAATTCTATGCAAAGTGCGGCGGATTCGATGGCATAGAACGTATGAGGAAAACATACGGCGATTATCGCAACTGGCTATCGGTAGTATCAAGACATCCAAAATGGAGAGTCTGTTTGACCGAGAACACAAAGATGATTACGAAATCCTTTGACGACAAGCTATCAGCACACGAGTTCCTCGAAAAGTTTATCGCTTACCATGAGCGCATGAAAGCAAAGGCCGCAAAGAGCGGTCTGAATTACAACTAACAGAGCAGGGAATGCCCCTGCGATGTCGGTTGTGCAAGTACCACGACGTGGTATAGGTTTGGGACAGGGGCGGAGGTTGGGAAGCCAAAGCCCCTACTTTTAACACAAGGAGTAAACAATGCACGATAACAAGCACGGCACATGCAGAACATGCAGCCGATTAAAAGAATACGAGCGCGATCAGTTGAGCTACGAAGGATTCTATACCATCTCTGTACAATACGCATTCTGCGACGTGCTAGAGATAGAACTGGATGATCCTGATACCTTCTACTGCGCTAACTACAAGCCGCACAAAGGGGGCAAGCATGAGCAAGCATAGCGACATCGACCTAGCACGCTTCGCCGCCGATGCTATGGTACTGATCCTGTTCTTTGTGGCTCTAACTTGCATCATTGCTTTTGCCTGTATGCTCTACTTCTTCCTTTGGCTAGTGGGGATCGTATGAAGCAGCGTATAGAGCGAGTGAGTATCAGCGGCAAGGTAGTAGCTATCCGAGCATCCGTACAGGCGCAACGCGGCGGTAGATACCGTAAGCAGTTTATAGTAAACGATGCTATCAATGAACAGGATGCAATAGCGGCAGCAAAGGAGTATATTGCATTCATAATTGAGCGACTATCAAACATGCCCGCAGAACGTGAGATAGTCAAGATAGTAGAAGAGATAGTAGACCAAGCAAAGCTCAAAGATGCACACAACACAAAGGTGCGCGGGGCGGTAGGCAAAGACGTATCAGCGGTGCTTGCACGTTACCCTCTGTCTACCACAGTCTTCGGCTATGAAAACACATTGGGCGAATGGGTAAAATAAAAGAGCCGCCAGATTTTCGTCTGACGGCCCACGGAGGGAGCAAGGAGTCACGCACTCACTTACAAGGGGTAAACGAATATAGGGCATAACATGTACCAAGAACAAACAGACCCAGACTTCGTTATCCACCTGATAAGCAGGTTCGATGACGATCAGCTTGTAGAATGGCATGAACGTGCCGGTATCTACGAATACGAAGCAAACATGAGCAGAGATGCAGCGGAATACAAAGCCGCGCTAGATATACTTTCACAAATAGCGCAGAAGATGCGCAAGAAGGGCACACGATGAGTAGCGACGCAATCAACATCACGGGCGAGCTGATCCACATTGGGCAGACGCAGCAGGTAAAAGACACATTCCAGAAGCGATCTTTCGTAGTCAAGACGCAATCGGAATACCCGCAGGAACTGGAGTGCCAGTTTACGCAAGACAAGTGCAAGGAGCTAGACCGCTTTAAGGTGGGTGACACCGTAACAGCCCGAGTAAACTTGCGCGGACGCGGTTACAACAAGCGCGAAGGCGGTATGGGGTGGTTTACATCGCTCGATTGCTGGAAGATCGACAAGCTAGGCGAAGGCGCACCGGCAAGCAAGGCAACTGTTATCGCTGAACCTACTGATCTTCCCTTTTGAGTATGAAGAGGGCAGCAAAGGTGGACATAAACCAGAAAGAGATAGTCACATATCTACGCAAGATTGGGGCGTCAGTCGCTGTTATGAGCGCAGTCGGTCAGGGCTTCCCCGATCTTGTGGTAGGATGGCGCGGACGCAATTACATGATCGAAGTGAAGCAGGCCAAAGGCAAGCTAACAGAAGATCAGTACGAGTTCGCAGCGCATTGGAGGGGCCAGTACGGCGTTGCACGGTCGATAGATGATGCGTGCAACATAATCGGAGCGGATTTACCACGACTTAACGTATTGAAGGAGGACTAGTCAAAATGGACTCACAGGGGTATCTTGCTTTCATACAAAGCAAAAAGAAGACGATAGACGATGCAGGATTTGACGTAAACGATCTCCCGTCTTTCTTGTTTGCCTATCAAAAAACAATTGTATCAAAAGCACTTAAGCGCGGACGCTTTGCGATCTTTGCAGAATGCGGCCTAGGCAAAACACCTATGCAGCTAGTATGGGCAGATCAAATAGCAAAGCACACAGGAAAGCCGGTACTAATACTTGCACCGCTTGCAGTAGCAGCACAGACCGTGCGCGAAGGTGCAAAGTTTGGCATAGATGTATATCATTCGCGAGATGGTAGCTACGAGCGGATCACAATCACAAACTATGAGCACATCGATAAGTACCACGCGGGCAAGTTTGCTGGCATCGTACTTGATGAGAGCAGCATATTAAAGAATTACGCCGGCAAACTACGTAATGAGATTACTAGCTTTGCAAAATCGATACCATACCGGCTATCAGCTACTGCAACACCAGCCCCGAATGACTTTGTAGAGTTTGGAACGCAAGCAGAGTTCTTAAGCATTTGCACGCATACGGAAATGCTTGCTAACTACTTCGTTCACGACGGCGGCGATACGTCCAAATGGCGGCTAAAAAAGCATGCTGTTAAAGACTTCAAGCGATGGCTAAACGAATGGAGCATCAACATCAACAATCCGAGCGATCTTGGTGATAGCATTGAGGGATTCCAGCTCCCGCAGCTCAACGAAGTGCAAGTGCAAATCGACACGCAGCGACCAGATGAAACTCTATTTGAGCAAGTTGCTATCTCATTATCAGAGCAGCGCCATCAAAAGCGTAAATACGATGAAGACATAGCGAACAAAGTGGCAGAAATAGTAAACGGTAACGATAATCAATGGCTTGTGTGGGTTGAGAACAACTACGAAGCTGATAGCATACGCAAGTTGATACCAGAAGCCGTTGAGATACGTGGATCAGATAAGCCAGAGCATAAAGAAACTGCAATGATGGACTTTGCAGCTGATAAGATACGAGTGCTTATTACCAAGCCATCTATTGCGGGCTTCGGTATGAACTGGCAACAATGCAGCAACATGGTTTTTTCATCGTTGTCGCACTCATACGAACAACGCTACCAAGCTATTCGCAGATGCTACCGATTCGGGCAGCGCAATCAAGTCAACGTATACACGATCAGATACCACGGCGATGACGCCATTTCAGTAAACTTTAACCGCAAACAAGTGAATGCGGATCACATTAAATCAGTAGAGGTTTGACATGCAGCACGAACATGTGCAAGGGGACAATTTCAACATCTATAACGGCGATTGTGTGCTTGGTTTGAGCAACTACGTCCTAGATGAGACGGTGGGCTATTCAATCTTCAGCCCTCCATTTGCGAGCTTGTATACTTATTCTGACAGTCCATTTGACATGGGCAACACGCAAAACGATGATGAGTTTTACGAGCAGTTTAGATACCTAGTAAAAGAGCTCTACCGAGTCATGATACCGGGCCGTGATGTTAGCTTTCATTGTATGCTGCTACCAAGCACGATCCAGCATAACGGAGTTATCGGGCTGCGTGACTTTCGCGGCGATCTAATCCGCATCTTCCAAGATGAAGGTTTTGTCTATCATTCGGAAGTGGTTATCTGGAAAGATCCAGTTGTAGCTATGCAGCGCACAAAGGCGATCGGTCTGCTTTATAAGCAGCTTAAGAAAGATAGTTGCATGTCTAGGCAGGGCATACCAGACTACCTGATTACGATGCGTAAGCCCGGCGCTAATCCGCAGCCGGTAACAAAGACGCCAGAGTCTTTCCCGGTAGGCAAGTGGCAGCGCTACGCTAGTCCTGTTTGGATGGACATAAACCCATCGGACACGTTGCAGTATACATCGGCCCGTGAGCACGACGACGAAAAGCACATCTGCCCATTGCAGTTGCAAGTAATTGAGCGCGGCATAGAGCTATGGAGCAATCCCGGCGATCTTGTGCTATCTCCTTTCATGGGAATTGGATCAGAAGGCCACGTTGCGTTAAAAATGAATCGTCGCTTTGTTGGGTTTGAGCTTAAAAAAAGCTACTTCAAACAGGCAAGCAGCAACCTTCGCAATGTATCACAATTGAACAGCTTATTTGGGGAGGATATATAATGGACGCAATCGACAGGGGGATAGCGATCAGCTTGGTGCTGCTAGTGATGTATATCGCACTCGAGATATACGTACATAATAGGAGGGTCGATGACTGAATACCCGAACTGGTTTGACTCGGTAGCACGAGCAAATTTTACAGAGTTTCTGCTGCCAGAAGCAGGCCGCGATAACTACCAAGCATTGCAGATCGGCGCATTTGTAGGTCACGCAAGCGATTGGCTGCTACGGTATATGCTAACAGGTAACAAAGTGATGCTGTACGACGTGGACACATGGCAGGGCAGCGACGAAGCAGAGCACAAGCTGTTTGACTGGGTAGATGTTTTTGACACGTACCTATCGCGCATCGGGCTGCGTGCATACATGAAGTGCCGATACTTCCGTATGACGTCGGATAGGTTCTTCGATAGCTATGCCAACATGCTAGATCGCAATCAGTTCGACTTTATCTACATCGATGGCGACCATACCGCAGATCAGGTATGGAAAGACGGCGCAAAGGGCTGGAAGTATCTTAAGCAAGGCGGCATCCTTGCCTTTGATGACTATCAATGGGATGGGGGCAAGGGGACGGCACATAATCCAAAGCAGGGGATTGACACGTTCCTAGAAGTACACGACGGCGAATACGAGCTGCTAGCAAAGAACTGGCAAGTATGGCTGCGGAAGTTGTGACACGTTGATAACGCGCGCAGAGAAATATCATCCAATTATGGCGTAAGTGCCATAGATTGCTAATTCCTAAACATGAACAACAACATAGACAATACGACCCAGATGCTAGAAGATTCCTTCACCGGAGACGGTGCGGGCGGTTCATTCATGACCGAGGAAAATCAGCTAGCATCTGGGTTTCCTATTTATGGTATGGAAAACTCGTGGATTAAGCTACATCGTAAGATATTAGAGAACTGGGTATTTAAGCAAAGGCCAGAATACCTAAAGATTTGGGTCTATATTTTGATTGCTGCAAACTGGAAACCAAGCAAGGCGTTGGTCAATGGTCAGTTTGTCACAATAGAGCGCGGGGAGATGTTAACTAGCTACCGATCACTAGCAGAAGGGGCAGGAACTACGGTGCAAATCGTGAAAACCTTTCTCAAGTACGCAGAAAATGACGGCATGATAAGCGTCAAAAGCAACACAGCGGCAACACGGCTTAAGATATTGAATTATGAAGACTTACAAGGACGTGAAAACAACGATCAACACACGCCTAACACACGGTTAACACACGATCAACACACGCCTAACACTATCATAAGAAGTAAAGAATATAAAGAAGGTAAGAAAGAAAGAATAGAAGAAGAAGATAAAGATAGTGTGAGTATGCGCTCTCGCGCATTCACGCGACCAAGTTGTCAAGAAATCCTTGACTACTTCATTGAGCTAGGCAGCACAGCCGATGAGGCGCACAAATTCTACGACCATTACACGGCTAACGGATGGAAGGTGGGTAAGAATGCGATGAAGGATTGGAAGGCAACGGCGAGGAATTGGAACAGGAATAAGGGCAAGTTTGGCAAAGAATCTGATCCGCAGATTGCGATCCGCACAAAGCCCGCAGGATTGCCAAAGCAGGTGGTCGAATTGTACCAGAAGGAGCTACCATCTGAAATTGAAATAGAGCGCATAAAAGCTTTGTACCTGTCCAAAGTATCAAACAACGAATAAAAACGCGCCTACTGGGCTGGAAACGGCTTGCAAACAACTATTAAGCATTACTTAACAGCTCAAAAACAACACGGAGGGTACATATGAGGCGGTATAGAAAGCTAAATGAGGTGCTCGCAATGTCCGACACCATCCTCAAATACTTTGATGTGCACCGGTCACGGTTCGTATCATGGGCTGCTAACCAGCCCGATCTGTTCCCAGAAGTAAGCGCGCGCGCTATGCAGGATTATTTGCTGATCGCAATCAATAGGCACATGATCCCTTCACACATAACCGACACCAGAAGAGCACTCAAAATCATCAAACAAAAACTAGCAATGAGACCAAACACGCAAAATCCAGCTATCCTAAACCTTATCGACCAATTCTGCAAGCTCTACAACTGCACATGGGAGCAGCTTGTAGCGCAATCCCGATTCCATTGGGTTGTAGAATGCCGGTATCTGCTCATGTACTTCCTATTTACGAAGTACCGACTATCTAACTCCTTGATAGCGCGGCTATTTAACAAGCACCACTCGTCAGTTATCCACGCGCTGCGTAACATGCGCAGCCAAATCGAAACAGATGCTAACTTCCGTGAATACGTGGAACGTATGGAAACGCTGCTAGATATTAACTTTACGGTGCAAGTGGAAGAGATAGAGTGAGTAATGTGGAATTTTACAAACTAGTTATGCAGACCACATAATGGGCCGTAAAAAGTTAGAACTCGACGAAGAGAAGATATGGGAAGCTGCGACGAAAGGGGCTGGCTTTGAAGCTATTGCAAGAGCACTAGGCAAGGATGCAGACGGCAAGCCCCTAGTATCTGGTGAAACGATACGTAGGCGCTACGCAGAGCTTATATCGCAGGCAAAGGCAAACGGCGATATTGAGCTTTACGCTGCCCTATGGGAAGAAGGCGTAATAGGCGTACCAGATCAGAACGGTAACAGGAAACGCAACGGTGCGGTATTGCTGCGCCTTGCAGAGCATCGACTAGGAATGTCCCAAAAGATGCATCAAACAAATGAGCGGCAAGAGTTTAACATCGTAATAGGCCCTAAACCGAATACCATACCACTAGAAGCAGATGATACAAGTAACAACACCATTGCCGGCACAGACGGCCTTTTGGAACAGTAGAGCACGGCATCGGCTTTTCGTGGGTGGTATCGGTAGCGGCAAGACGCTGGCAGGATGCCTTGAGATACTACGGCAGCCGTCAGGGACATTTGGCACGGTCATAGCTCCTACCTATCCCATGCTGCGGGATGCTACGCTGCTGACATTCTTCGAGAAGTTTGGGCAGGCCGTGGAGAGCCATAACAAGAGCGAAGGCGTGACGGTGCTGCGTAACGGTACTACCGTGTTCTGGCGATCAGCAGACAAGCCCGACTCACTACGTGGCCCTAACCTGAACTGGTTCTACCTAGATGAAGCTGACTATATGGACGGCGCTACATGGGACGTTATGCTTGGTCGTATTCGCCGCGATCCTACCGCATGCTGGCTTACAACATCGCCTAATGGTGATACCAACTGGGTATTCGAGCGGTTCTACCGTAAGTGGACAGAAGGCAACCCAGAGTACTTTGTAGCGCAGGCAAAGACAAGGGATAATGTACACCTACCGCCTGAATACGTCAGGACGCTAGAGGAAACGTATACCAGCGAGTTTGCGCGGCAGGAGCTGGAAGGGGAATTTATCGGGCCAATGGGGCGCATCATGCGTAAGGAATGGTTGCAATACGCTCTGCTACCAGAAGATGACATCACGTACGTAATCGGCGTGGATTTGGCGGTAGGTATGAAATCCAACGCAGACGATCGCGCTATTGTGGTGGTGGGCAAGCGCGGTACGACCTATTACGTCGCTGATGTGGTGTTTGGCAAGTGGAGCTTTAACGAGACCAAAGACAAGATCAAGCAGACTGCCTATAACTGGAATGCGGTCAGGGTATGCGTTGAGAACGTGGCGTATCAAGAGGTAATGGTGCAACAACTACGAGCCGAGACGATGCTTAACATTCAGGGTGTCAATCCACGTGGACGCAACAAGCTGACCCGCTTTCTACCCATTGCGGGCAAGTATGAGCACGGCTATATTAAGCACGTTAATAACGTACCTTTGGAATTTACAGAGCAACTGCTTATGTTCGACGGCAAAGATGGGAAGCCCGACGATATGGTTGACGCTCTCATCTACGCTGTAAACGGACACGAATCAAACACTTACGTTTACGAGATATAGTGTTAATAGCTGATTACTTCCAGTCGCTTTTTGGTGTTAATAATAGAAAGCTCTTTGGTCGTAACAATCAAGCACTACCAAGCCCAAACGGCACGCAAGTCGGTGGGCGAATTGGCTATCCCTCAAAAGCTGGTTACCTTGCCAACGTAGAACACGGATTTAATCGCAACCCAGTCGTAGCGGCTTGCGTTGGTGTTTACGCATCTACGCTCAATGAGCCGCCTTTGGCTGCGATGTACGACGATGGTACGATCAACAGAAACCATCCCGTCAGTCTGCTGTTCCGCAAGCCCAATCCTCGTATGGGCCAAGCTGAATTCTGGCAGATCGTGTGGACATACCTAGCTATTGGCGGCAATGCTTACATCGTCAAGGTACGCTCGGCAATGGGTAACATCGTTGAGCTATACCCATACTCGGATGCTCACGTTGCGCCGCTGCTTAACGATTTGGGATGGGTCTACGCTTACCGCTACCAGTCTGGTAACATAACGCAGGACTGGCCCGCGGATGATGTTATCCACATCCAGAATCCAGCGTACCGCGATCCGGTCAATATGCACAAGGGCGTTAGCCCTATCAGCGTGGCATGGGACAAGATCAACACCTACAACGAGCTGCAAGCTACGATCTATTCGCTTGTAGCTTCAAATGCTATCCCTAGCGGTATCTTGTCAGCTCCGGGCGATGTTCCTATTTCGCAGGTCGAATCTTTGCGGGCGCAATTGCGTAAACGCAAGGATGCCAACGGCAAAGACCGTACAGATGCGATCGTGCTAGGCAACGGCATGAGTTACCAACAAATGGGACTAGATGCACAGAAGCTGCAAGCGATTGAGACAACGCAGGAACTTGAGACGGCTATTTGCGGCGCATTCCGCATCCATCCAGCCGTTGTATTGACAAGCGCAGGCCTTGCACGTAGCACATACAACAACCTAGCTAGTGCCTACCAAGAATATACTACTTTAACGCGCGTGCCATTCTGGAATGCGCTAGAAGAGCAACTTGAATCTGGACTCCGTAAGGAATTCCCAGACGTTCAGCTTGCTTTTGACACTTCAGAGGTGCAGGCACTACAACCAGACGCGGCAACGGTAGAAGCGCAGGCATTGCAGCAGTTTACGGCAAACATTATCACGTTGAACGAAGCACGCGCAACGCTCAAATACGAAGATGTCGAGAACGGCGATGTATTCGCATACGAGCAGCAACCACATGGCGGCTTCGGTGCGTTTACTGCTCCAGAGCCAGAGGCAAAGCAATCGGTAGAAACCAACGCTGACCCAATCGAAAGCATAGAGGGCCGCAAGGTAAAGTGGCACGAGCCGGAGGCGGTAAAGTACTGGCAGAAGCAGGAGGATGTTATCCTCAAAGCTGCGGAAGCTACGCAGGCGGATGTTGCGGAAGTAATGAAGCGCGTTGAACGTGCCGTGATGAAGCAGGTAAAAGCCGATCGTTTTGTTGGCGTCAACAAAATGGTAAAAGCCCCGCAGGATGCAATCAACATAGCCGATTTGGTTAGGCAGTTTATAGCAGCCAATGAAGCTACGCAAGAGGCATTGCGTACGCAAATCATCGAGATGACGCTTGAGAGCGTAGGCGGTGATCTTACGCAAGTGCAGAGCTTGACAGATCAAATCCGTGATGAGCAAATCCGCAAGTCTACCGAGAACATGAAAGAGTCTTTGAACACGGCTAAAAAGGACGTAGCGAAGGTTCTAGAAGCTAACGCAGGCAAGCCAGTAGCGGAAGTGCAAAAGTCCCTGCTAGAAAAGTTTAGCGAGATGCAGACGTCACGCGCAAAGATGATCGCCGTTACTACGTGCAAAGCGCAGGCAACGGTAGTGCAGCGTCAGACCGTCAAGCGCGTTAACCAGCGGGAAACTGATCCAAAGCGTAAGGTAGTGCAAGTATGGCTATCCCAGCGTGATTCTGACGTACGCAAGACGCACAAAGATTTAGACGGCGAATGGATTGAAGAGGGCGAGACGTTTGACCAGTTCGTATCTGGAGCAGGCGAAGGCCCCGGACTAGGGGAGCCACAAGAAGCGATTAATTGCCGCTGTACCTTGCGTCCAGTTCGCCGATCACGAGTACAGGAACGGAACTAATGAAGTACAAGAACATACCAGTAGAATTTAAGGCGGATGAGCAGGGCAGTGTTGAAGCGTTTGTGAGCGTCTTCGGCAATGTCGATTCATACGGCGATCGTGTTATCTACGGCGCATTCAAGGAAAGCATAGAAGCAAAGCTACCAAAGATGGTATGGCAGCACGATATGCAGCGACCGATTGGGAAGACGGTGCTAGCAGAAGAGATACCAGCGGGTGACTCACGTTTGCCAGAGCGTCTGCGCGATAACGGCGCGCTGTACGTAAAGGGCCTGTTTAATCTCAACACAACCGACGGCAAAGACGCATACGAGCACATCAAGTTTGGCAGCGTTGACGAGTACAGCTTTGGATATGAAGAGGTAGAGACAACGCCGCTCGCAGATGGTACAAAAGAACTTAACAAACTGAACATTATCGAATGGTCACCGGTTACGGTAGGGGCAAACCCAATGACCATGACAAGTAACGTTAAAGCTATGACACTTGAAGAAAAGCTGGATGTAGCGGCTACGCTTATCAAGCAATCAGAAGAGCACGCACTCGCATACGCGGATATGCGTAGTAAAGCGGGCCGTGTGCTCAACTCTCGAATACGAGGCATGATCCTTTCACTTGCCGATCAATTGAAAGACGTGTCGAAAAATCTGTATCAGCTTCACGCCGAGACAGACCCAATACCAAAGGCAGACGATAAGGAGTTAAAGCGCAAGCAACTCCTATCGCTTATGCAAACAATAAACACAATGGAGATAATCTAATGACGTGGGAAGAAATCCTCGCAGCTTTGGATGCCGTTCTCGCTGGTACGTTTGAGACACCAGAAGCAATGGCAGCCGAAGTAGCAACAATCCGCGAGCAGATCGCGGCGCTTCTAGCAGAAGCATCTGAAGAAACAGCCGAAGTTGAAGAGGTATCGGCAGCCGTAGAGGGTGCAGCAAAGGCACAAGCCAAGCTTGCTCGCATCATGACAATCATTCAACAAAAGAAGACGCTTAACGATATGAAGACAAAGAACGCTTCAGATCTTAACGCACTCAAGACAGCGGCCCCAGTACCTTCTGGTTTCGTTGCAGAAGGCGCAAAGATCACTGGCCAGCACTACCGTGGCAAGGCATTCAAGCAGTTCGGCAGCGAAGCAGGAGCAGCAGCATACAAGGCAGGACGCCAGATCGCTGCTTACCTCGGCGATGCTAATTCGGCTCAATGGTGTAAGGATAACGGCGTACCAATGCAAAAGACAATGGCAACAACGAGCAACTCGCTCGGCGGTTTGACTGTTGTTGACGAACTGGATCAAGCTATCCTGTACTACCGCGAAGAGCGCGGCGTAGCTCGCGGTATCATGGATGTAGTATCTATGAACAGCGAAACACGTACCGTTAATCGCAACGTAGGCGGCACGACTGTATACGCACTTGGCGAAGGCCAGAGCTACACAGCATCAGATGTCCAGTTCAGCGGCGTACAGTTGACAGCAAAGAAGTTCGGTGCTCTTACGCAGAACACGATCGAGCTTGGCGAAGATTCATACGCAGCAATCGCAGAAGAGATCGCAAAGGATCACGGCTACGCTCACGCTGTACAAGAAGACAAGGTTGCTTTCTTGGGCGATGGTACATCAACGTACAACGGCCTTGTAGGTTTGACCGAATCTTTCAAGAAGCTCGTTACTGATATCGGCGGTGCATGGGCAACGGATGCCAACAAGGCATACGCAGGGGGCGTGCAAGTTGCAACCGGCGCAACACTTGCATCTGTAACTTTATCTGATATCATCAAGACGCAGGCAAAGGTTGCTACATTCCCCGGAATGAATAACCGATTCTACGTTCCTTCGCAGGTATGGTACGGCACGATTGTACCTCTGATCCAAGCAGTAGGTGGTAACACAGCAACGCAGATCGTAGACGGCGTAACACGTCAGTTCTTTAACGGTTCGGAAGTTGTCTTCACAGATGAGCTTTACACGCCGCTGCTTACAGCCGAGAACAGCCAGTTCGTACTGTTCTATGGCGATGCTGCTCAAGCTGGTTTGTTTGGCGATCGTCGCGGTCTGTCAATCACAAGCTCACAAGAAGTAGGCTTCCTGACAGACACGCAATACAACAAGTCCACAGCTCGCTACGGCGTAAACTGGTGGAATATCGGTAACGCTTCAGCAACAGCGGCAAGCCGTCAGCGCGGCGCACTTGCAGCTCTTGTAACAAAGAACTCATAAGGTGACCAAATGAATAACTTGCAAAACGTAAAGGTTGTAAACGTAACGCCGCCTGCCGCTATCAAGGATAACGCCTCGTTCGCTACAACAACAATCGACACGCTCGGCTTTAACAAGGTAGCTATCTACTTTGCACTCGGCGCAACTGATATCGCTATGACTGCTCTTAAGGTTCAAGAGTCTGACGATTCAGGCATGAGCGGAGCCGCTGATATTACAGGTGCTGTATACGGCGCAACTGGATATGCTGCTCTTCCAACAGCAGACGATGACAATAAGGTATTTGGCTTCTTTATCGACCTTAAGGGCCGTGAGCGTTACCTTGACGTTGTTGCTACTGCCGGTGATGGATCGACAGGTACATTCGGTGCTTGCACTGCGTTCCTTTACAACGGCAACGCTACTACTGACGATGCTACCGAACGTGGCCTCGCTGCTAATCTTATCGTCTAAAGTGACATGACTACGGGGGCTACGGCCCTCGTGGTGATCTCACTTGAAAGCACATGATAACACTATCCAACGCAGGCGCAAGAGTTGACTTGCAGATTCGCAAGGGTGGGGCTTTTGCTCGCACACTAACCTACAAAGTCAACGGCGCTGTTCAGAATATCACGGGCTATACGTTCGCGGCTCAAGTGCGTACAGTATCGGGCACGCTTGCCGCTACGTTTACATGCACAATCGTGAGCGCAGTAGCAGGCACGTTTAGCATTGTGCTTACGAGCGCAGAGACGGCGGCCCTTGTGACGACGACAGAATACAAGTGGGATTTAGAAGTTACGATTAGCGGCGTTGTGACCGAGCTTTTGCGAGGTGATGTTACGGTAGTAGATGAGGTTACTACTTGAGCTTAAGCGTAGTCAATATAAAGCAGGACACGTTAGTAGTTGATGTGAAGCAATCGCAGCCAACGGTCAACGTGCAGAGCTATGATCTTACGCTTGACATTGCAAGCGGCGGAATCGTCCCCGCGGCGATTGATACGACGCTGGTGGCATCTACTAGCTTGTCAGCTTTGCGATGCATTACAACGGATTCTAGCGGCCTTGCAAAGTATGCTACGCCAGACTCGCTTGCGAATGCCGTGGTAATCGGGATCAGTACGACGGCGGCGAGCACGGGGCAGAATATCACAATCAAAACAAGCGGGCAGATTACGGATGCTTCTTGGAACTGGACAAAGGGAGCTATCTATCTAGGGGCTAACGGCTCGCTAACGCAGACGGCCCCTACCGGAGGCAGCATAATCGTTCACGTAGCAAAAGCAATCACAGCAACAACACTAATCATCGACATAGACACAATCATTCAAACGGTGTAACATGGCAGAAAAGTATATCAAAAATAACAGCGGTCAGCTCGCAGAAGTCGAAGCTACCGTATCATCATCAGGCGCAACGGAAGCGGGCAAGATTGTTGCTCTTGATGGAGGCGGCAAACTGGACAATTCAGTATTGCCATCAGGGATTGGTGCAACTGTAAAGGTTGCTGCAACTAGCGAGAACTTAAGCGCAGGCGATCTTGTGAATCTTTGGAACGATAGCGGTACTGTTAAGGCACGCAAGGCAGATGCAAGCAATGGACGCCGTGCTCACGGCTTTGTTATTGCATCTACAACAAGCCCTGCAAACGCCACGGTATATCTTGATGGTACAATCACAGGGCTCACAGGTTTGACACCCGGCGCTCCTTACTATTTGAGCGGTTCAAGCGCAGGTGATATTGTCTCAACTGCACCTAGCACATCGGGCTATATTTCGCAGGAAGTCGGAATCGCTTTGTCTGCAACCGAAATAAACTTTGAAGAACAGCAACCTATTACGCTGGCCTAATGGCTAACCTACGACCAATAACAACTAGCGGCAATCTGTCGGAGTTTTCAAGCTCTGACAGTTTGCTATTTGGTGCGTCTATGGTGTTAGTAGAACAGGGCAGCAGTCCCAGCACACCGTCGTCGGGACTGGCTTTGTTATATGTAAAAACGGACGGTAATCTGTATTTCAAGAACGATGCAGGCACGGAAACACAGCTCAACTAATGGCAGATAAGAGACCCATAACAACACCGGCAGCACTCGCAGAGCTAACGAATAGTGATAGCTTGATTGCGGGCGCATCGGCTGTCTTATCAGAGCAAGGCAGTTCACCAGCTACGCCGTCTTCTGGCTATGGCATCGTTTACGCAAAGACTGATGGCAAGCTATATTTCAAAAACGATGCGGGAACCGAGACTGACCTAACAGCTACGGGTGGTGGTGGAACTAACCCAGTCATTCGCGAATACACAGCCAACGACACATGGACAAAACCAACAGCATCTAATTTCTGGGGTGCTTTGGTGCTATGTGTAGGTGCTGGTGGTGGTGGTGGGAGTGGCAGGCGTGGTGCTGCGTCAACAATTAGGGGTGCGGGCGCAGGTGGTAGTGGTGCTACTTATGCTTATCGTATTATGCGCGCTGCTACGTTATCGGCATCTAGTTATGCAATAACAATAGGCAGTGGGGGCCCGGGTGGCGCGGCAAGAACTACTAACGATACTAGCGGCGTTACGGGGACCAACGGCGGAATCACTAGTTTTGATTCT